GTCCTACAACCCTCCAGCTCTCCACACCCTCACCTTTCACACGTACTGGCTCCCGTATCTATCGCATAGCGTAGTGTCGGAGTCTTCCAATGTTACTGAGGTAAGATATGAAGAGGGTAGAGCTTCGTCTCATCTGTCGTGGGTAAGGACTTACCATGTCCAATTTCGCAGAACCCCACACCCCTGGCCGACAAAGGCCTTGCCAGGGATGGTGCTAAATTTCGTTTCGATAGCTAGAAACAAATGGTCGAAATCTCGTGTCGCCTCAAGGCAGTAAAGATGCACACTGCCAAGTGTTCGAGAGTGGAGGGCCAACAGCCTAGAGCTCCTGTTCACACTCCCATTCGCCTAAATGAGCACCAGCCTCATTTGAAAACAATTCGCCACTGGTTGAGTGGTTGTCCACGCAATCGTCGATTGCAAACTAATCGTATCAGTTCCATTGCATTGCACGTACGCACTGAGGTGGGAATCCTCGTTGCCTGTGGCACCCAAGGCAGGAACATTGATCGCAGTGGAATTCTTGTAAATTCCAGTGTTATTTGTCGATATTCCTGAACCAGGGATGACTTGATAGTCCACATCAACCAAGTAATTGCCAGCAGGTGGGGTCAAAAGACCGCCATTGTTGACTATTCCTAGGGTGTTGACATACCCAGGGGCAGAGGTCCCAGCCAAAGGATACACATATGCGACGGTGGAAACTGGATTTCCAGTTGCGCTATCGTAAAAGGTGGCCACCGAATTGTTAGCTGGTGCAGTGGTGGTGCTCTCCGTGACTGCTGTAGAAAACTCCAAACCATACTCAACCCACACCTCACCCAAAACACCAGTCCCGCCGTTGTTGTAGGATCCAACCACGAGATTGCCACAGTCGTAGGTCTTGATGTCTGAGCCTCCCGGAAGGACACCAGGTCGGACGTATCTCCAAGGCATGCCTTCGTTCATTCTCTGAACAGGCACACGAAGACGCATCTCCTGCCATCCAATTCTGGTCTCTACCACATCAGTGTTCTCCATCTGTTGCTTGGTGCTAGGGGGTGCATCAGCGGCATCAAAATCCACCGCCAGCAAAACCTTGCCCGTCTGACCCTCAGTAGCGTACTGTGACACTTCTGGAAGGTAAACAAAGTCAAGTTGCGTGAAGCGGTACTTCTCATACCTCTGTGCAATTTGGTTCAACCAGGGAAACGTTGTAGCGTTTCCTGGCTGAATTGAGTATGTTCTCGTAACAAGCGCGGCCGAGTTAGATCCACTCACCTCCCCGATGTATTCACGTCGGAAAGGGATGCGGTAAATCTCTGCACCACGACTCATAGAGCTGTTTGGAAATCCTGCAGCAGTTGATCCTCCAAGGGAACCACCACCACGATTTCGGCGTCGGCGGGTTTTACCCCCCGCCATAGGTTTGGCACTTGCCGCGGCCTGATTAGGCTGCTTCGACTTCGCCTTGGCACGAGCCTTCTGCTCCTTGCCGGCAAACGTCGTGGGCTTCCGCCGCGACATTTGCTGGGATCCATCCACTCCCAGCAATGGCCCCAACAGCAGACTCCAATCTAGAACAATGCCTAAATTCATACTGAAACTGCATCCACAATTCATGACTATACTTCTGACTCAACATCGAGTACGCAGATTTCTCAATGCGCTCTCTGTCTACATCGCCATTTCTAGAGAATGTGTGGGCACAGAACTCAATTCCAGCACCATCAACACTGGTGTAGAACTGCTTCAGTTTGAAACCCAACTCCTTGTACAGCTGACGCTTAGCCTCTGGGTCCTTGGCATCCTCTACACAGTCGTCCCCCATGGCAACTACGCACTTCGGGTTCGAACCTGTCAAGACTGCCACGTGGGCTCTCTGATAGGAATTGGTGGAAGACGTGGGATACGATCCGCTCTTCATCACACCACCACCAAGCTGCTCATACATACTGCCATCGCTCAGCACAAACAAAGAGTGCTGAAGACAATGGTGGTGAACAGTCAACAGGTGGTGAAACAAAGCACGACGCATTCCCGCATCTTGATCAGGTCGGAAGTTGACAAGCCGGACTCGCCGCTCGACATCAGCCCAGAACTGCCATGGTTTTACCGACATGTCCCAGCCGCTCATGTCCGAGGAGGTTAACTCATCTCCGTCAACATACTGCTGATCAATCCATTCACAAAATCTACCGTGCATCTCGTCCGTCGCGCCCATCCCTGGACGGGAAGGAATCTCATGCCAGTGCGCAATCTCCGTGGTGTTCTGTTGATTCATAAGCAGCCTAGCTACTATTTCATCAATTACTGACACACTTGCGATTAAACGCTCTCTCTTGCCCAACTTCTCCACTGTATGTGGTTCCATCTTAACAAAGAAACGAACAGGATCTACAAACCCACGAGTCACTAACTCTATTGGAGACAAAGACGTAAGCTCAGTCAAAGGAGTGGAAGTCCACAATGCCAGCCGTGCCATTACGGCAGACCTCAGCATAAGACGATGCACCCCTTCAACTAAGGGACCTTTCTTTGGTGACATTCGCAGGAGCGGATAACCTGAACTGGCATCCATCCTCACCGTGTTCAAGACACGATCAACTAACTCTTCTAGCACTTCCGGTTTATCCATGAGACTCAGAACTGCTGGCTCTCTAGACTTGGGATAAAACCCTTCTAACTTGTCTATGGCTTCAACAATCCTCTCTTTGGTCGGATCCACATGTGGCAGACGGGCCGCAGTTTGATTGAACAAACTGTTGCGCTCTACTGCCCCTCCTGTGTGTGGCCAGTGGTATTGGTTGATCCCTGGTAGAGTCGTGCTAACTTGAGCAAGCACTCCCTCTCCAGGGGGCTGAGAAGCTCCACCTCCTGGGATGACGTCTGTGTAGCCTGCAAACTTAAGTCCACAGGTACAGCTGTCCGGGACTTCATGTCCTGGATTCGCCTCCGATGTGAACCTGAGCTTGCCGACTCTGACGAGCAACTCAAGGGCTTCGCGATAGCGGGACTCGGCGCCCCAGCTGAGCTGGGGCCACTTCCGTTTCCCTGATCTTGTGATGCTGCTGGGCCAGGAGCAGCTGGATTGGCCTTAGGAGTGGGTACTACAGGAGCAGGAACTGCCGGCACAGCCGTCGGTGCCACTTTACTGGTCTCCGATGCCTTCACTGCATTATTCCTTCGTTTCCTAATTCCTCCACCTCCCTCGACAGGGGGCCCTCCAGCGGGAACCGCTGCCCCCCCCTCAAACACAGGGCTAGTCTTGAGAGACGCCACAGGCTGATTTTCCGAAACCGCTTTCCTCTTACTCTCAGACCGACCAGCACCATACCTGGTGTTGTGTCGCTGTTCTTCAGATTGTTCGTGGTACTCTTCAGCCCTACGTCTATCCTCCTGCTTGTCCCAGAAGCTGTAACTGTTGTCTTCGTCGTCATCGTAATCGAGCTCGTCAAAACCTTCATCAAAATCATATTGACTATAGTCCACGTCACCCATACGTTCCGCACGCTCGGCCTCCGTCTCTTCGTGGCTGTCGACATCACTACGATTGAACTGACGTTCATAATCATAGGTGTACATCGAACCGTTTTGCTGATCGGACTCGGGAAGAGATAACTCAATCTTCTGTTTCCGCATCTTGCTCAATCGGATCTCCAGCAACTTCCGGAGGAAAGGCAGAGCCAATCCAGCATTCCGTTTGTGTTGGGGTTGGGCCTCAAGATGAATGCCAACAATAAACCCACCTGAACTAAAAGCAGGCGACCCTGAATCTCCGGGCTCAGTGTTGTTGTTATATCCAAACCACAGCCGTCCTATTGGGGTGACAGCTGTGGAGGAACAACGAACCTGAGCATTCGGGAGAAACACATAAGTGGTCACCGACTCGTTGGTGCGCATTGATGAGACCTTACCGGGCTTCACTTGAATTGTGGACCAATGGCTATTTGTAAGCTGAATAATGCACAAGTCAAGATCAACATTCCGATAAACCAGCCGGTAGCCTTTGAGTGAAACAAGCGTGGTAACCTCAGGCTTTCCAGGATTATACATCTGGAAGTCCGAAGAATTAGCTGCTGTCAAAGATTCCAGAACATGATAAGCAGTCACCAAAGTGTCATGCTCATATCTGAAACCCATGCCAAGAGCCTCGCGCTTGTACGCAATGCCAACTATGGAAGCTGGGGTCTTGTCAGTCTTCTTGAGTAGAACTGATTTCGTCGTGGCAAAAGCCATTTCCTTTCGAGGAGCCTTATCTCTCGCAGCTTGAGAAACTACTTCAATCTCGCTGCGAGGCACTGGTAAGCGGTACTCAATTCCACACCTATCAATGACTGTAAGAAACAACTCGTCTTTCTCCACTCTTACGTTTCTGAAAGTCAGTCCTTGCGGTCTCAACGTAACCGAGCCCTCCACTCTTTCGAGTACAGCCCGCTTCCGCTGGACCAATGTGATCACTACAACTGAGGTGCAAAGCCAGGAGACCACATGAAACACACCCCACGCAGGCAAGCCACTTCGAGCCACAATGAGGGACCACTGAATTACCAACCAGGAAATACCAGCCTTGAGAAGGGTCCAAAC